TAATGCTGGAACTTCAGCTCCTGCTGATGGTTTTGCTTTAGATGGTAGTACAGTTAAATTAGGTGGTGCTCCTGCTAGTGGATCAACATATTCAGCAGTTGTTATAGGAAGTACAGTAAATATTGGTACTCCAAGTGATAACACAGTAAGTGCTGCAGTACTTCAAAGCGGATCAGTTATTACAGCTAAATTAGCTGCTGATGCTGTAGATGGTACAAAGATTGCTGACGATGCAGTTGGTGCTGAACATATAGAAGAATTAGACGCTAATCTTACGTTTGCTGCTAATGCTAAAGCTGTTTTTGCTGGTGATTTGAATATTTCTCATGACGGGAACCACGGAGAGATTGATAATGACGATGGGAATTTGAATATAAAGACTGAAGGCGTTATGTCTTTGTATGTCAGTAACAGCGATGAAGGCATCGTAATGACAAATGGTGGGTCTACTGACCTTTACTGGGACGGAGCTAAGAAGCTTGAGACAAAAACTTGGGGTGTAGATGTAACAGGAGATTGTAGAGCTACTGAATTTAAACTAGAGGATAATCATTACTTAAGTATTGGTTCTGGCAATGATTTAAGACTCCGCCATGATGGGTCGGACTCTAGCATTGATAACAGTACAGGTGCATTAAGTCTAATTGCTGCTAATAATGTAGAACATAAAATCCATAGTGATGGAACGTTTGATATAGGTTTTGGTTCTGATAGCGTTCAATTAAGACTTGGTGCGGGGTCAGATTTTAAGCTTTATCATAATGGAACTAATAATTACATAGATAGCAATAACGGACATCTTTATCTAAGGGCTGAAGATAGTATATTATTCGAAACACAAACTAGTGATGGAAGTTCTCAGACAAATTTAGCTAAATTCCTTGAAGAAGGAGCCTGTGAACTCTATTACGACGGTGTTAAAAAGGCTGCCACATTAAGTGATGGTTTCGCAATATCAGGTGATTCAACCTTATATATAGGTGCGGCTGGAGATCTCAGATTGTATCACAATGGAACGAACTCATATATAAAAAATCTTACTGGAAATTTATATATAATGGCTACTACTTCTGATGTTGGTATCCAAATTGTTCCTAACGGAACAGTAAAACTTAGACATGACGATGATAATAAACTTGAGACAACTACAGCTGGTGTTACAGTAACTGGTACTGTTACAGAAACATCAGATATTGCACTTAAAACAAATATCGAACCTATCGATAATGTATTAGATAAGATACAGCAAATCACAGGATATACCTATCAATTTAAAGATACTGGACATGACTCTATGGGAGTAACTGCTCAAGATGTAGAAAAAGTCTTTCCTGAACTTGTTCATGGTGAAGAAGGTGCTAAAACACTTCAATACAGTGGCTTAATTGGAGCCTTAATTGAATCAGTAAAAGAACTATCAAACAAAGTCGCCGCATTGGAGGCTAAATAACTATGGCATTAACAACAGTAAATACTGATGGTATCACAGATGGTACTATCAAAGATATAGATGTAAAAACCGGTGCAGCGATAGCAGGTTCTAAGATTACACCTGATTTTGGTAGTCAAGCTATAAGTGGTGGAAAAATATCTTTATATGATAATGGGTCAAGTAGTCCAACCGTACTGATTGCAACTGATGACGCATCTCCTTTTGCTTTACAAATAAGGAATGATACTGTTTCAAACGCAACTCAATCTGGTTTGAAATTTTGGCAAGGTTCTAATACTGCAGGTAATATACAAATTAATGGGGCAACAGCATACTTACCGTTACAAATAAGTCAAAAGAAAGATGACACCAATGACACCAAAACAGCTTTATATATTGATGCCAGTCAAAACGTAGGTATAGGAACAGCTACGCCTACTGACAAATTAGATTTATATAGCTCAACAGATAACTCAAGATTATTAAGATTAAGTCATCCAGTATCACCAACAGGTGCCGGAGGTTTCTTAGGTTTTAGTAGTGATGGGACAACAGATAATTTTGTTATCACGCTTGGATGTCAGTATTCAGGCAATTATTACAACGTTTTAAACATAAAAAGAAGCAATCAAAAGGTAGGCATTGGCACAATAAATCCAGATAAAGATTTAACAATCTCATCAGCAAGCCCATCGATCAAACTTATTGATAGTGATGTTACTTCTACCACGTGTTTTGCAACTATAGATTCCTCTTCTCATGCTGGTTTAATATTTGATTGCGATCCTGATAATGTTAGAAGTGGTTCAGATATAAGATTTAATGTTGATAATGTAGAGAGATTAAGAATCAATAATGATGGAAGGGTGTATTTCGGAGATTATGCTGACGTTGCTACGCAAGCTTATATTGAATCATCTGGTGATAGCCCTTGGGCGCTAACTATTTCTGCTTCTAATTCTACTTCTACTGACAGAGGAATAGTATTTAGATTAAGACCAGGCCACAAGGCAGCGGAATTTGATACGGATGGTCACCTGAAATTTCCTAATGGTCACGGTATTAACTTTGATGGTCAGACTAATTCAGGTGCAACAGGTGCAACGGCTAGTGCTGAAGTTTTGGACCATTATGAAGAGGGTACATGGACACCAACATTTGCTGGAAGTAGTACAGCAGGTACAGCTACTGTTACTGCTGCTCATTGCCAGTACACAAGAATAGGGAATCTAGTTAATGTTACCTTTGATATTAGTTGGGATAATTTTACCGGAACAGGACATCTACAAATTGGTGGTTTACCTTGGACTCCAAAAGCTAACTGTAATGTTACTGGACCCGTAATGACACAAAATTTAAATACACCTACTATGACTAATGAGGTAACGAGTGTAGTTGCTCATACATGGGGAAGCGTCAGTTATTTTAGATTGTATGTCTCTCAAGATAATGGTGGAGTAACTGCCGTTCAATGTGATGATAATGCTGTGGTGACTGGTAATTTAACTTATATGACAGCTTAAATTTCTAGACCGTTAGCATGTCTCTAAACTACGCCGTAAACCTGTCACGTTCGGAGAACGTCCCTAAATGGCATTAACAGAAACACAAGAGAACGACAAAATAGAGGTCGTCAATAAATGGAACATACAGGTAAGAAACGCAACAATCATTAAAAAAGATGGTGTGGAACTTACCCGTACCTTTCATAGAAAAGTATTACAACCAGGAACACTTGATGCAAGTGATAACCTAGTTGATACAGATATCAGTGGAGAAGACTCAGACGTACAAGCAATATGTAACGCTGCATGGACTACACAAGTTAAAGCAGACTATAAAGCATTCTTAATAGCAAACAAACCTTCATAATAATGGCAACAAAAACTTGGCAAATCAACACCCTTCAACGTGAACTAGCAGACGGGTATGTAAATAAAGTAATCTACCGTATTAACGGTGAAGATGGTACATATAAATTTAGAGCTACTGGTGAAGTAGATCTTCCTAAGCCTGACACTCTAGTACCTTATAGTGATCTAACTGAAGAAGTAGTTCTTGGTTGGGTGAAAGCTAAACTAGATGCAGATAAAGCTGGTACTGTAGCTGCAATTGAAGCAGCTGTAGAGAACGGCGTGAACGAGCAAAAGACTCCAACTACAGGTGTCGGTAAACCTTGGTAAGATAAGAGTACCTACTTCTCCTGAACCTCTACCTCCCATGAGGATCGATTTTAAGCCCCCTACAGCTCGGATACCATCATATAAGCCTATGGTGATCCCTCCGAGCGATCTGGAGGCTCCTGAAGGGGTAGAAGCGGAAGCAACGGAAGAGCCAGTAGCACCTCAAGTACAGATTCCTGTATTAGATATAAAGATGCCATTACCTACAGCAGAGGTAGTGGCAACTGCTACTTATGCGGCTGTAGCGGCTGTAGCAACAACCACTTTAGCTACACCATTCTTTGATCAAATAAAGAAAAAACTAACTAAATTCCTACAAGGCAAGATTGATAAATGGAAGCAAAAGCACAAGAAGAAAAAGGATTCCTCGGAAAGCTGAAAGATGCTGCAGAGGATCAAGAACACCAAATCCAAATCTTAGGTACATTTGTCCGTCTTGGAGTTGTAGTTTGGAGTGGATTTATCATTACGTTAAACTACGTAGAAATACCTATGATTAAGAAAAGTCCAGGTGGGGACATCACTTTTCCTGCTTCGGTTTTTACTGGAGCACTTGCAACATTCGGATTAACTACTGGTAGTAACGGCAATAATAAAAAGGAAAAAAAGGAAACATGAAGAAATGGCTGTTAACGCTGTTACTGCTATCACCAACTGCTTTAAAAGCAGAACTAGTCACTCCCAATTTTACACAGGGGAGTATGAACTCAACAACAACAACGACCCAAGAGATTGTAGAAGAGATAACTACGACAACCTATGGGTCTGCATTAAACAAATGGAGTGGGGAAAATATAACCCATACCTCAGCCTCATCAGGAGGTTTAGTAGATACAGATTCAGTATTTACCCTACATACAGCTGGAGATCCTTTCACTTTAGAAATAACAGAAAGAGCAGCCAGTCAAGTACTGTCAGTAGAAGTAATCGACAGAGAAATCGACGTTACTGCTACTACGGTTTCCTTATCGGTCTTCTCTCAATAGCTCCTGTAAAGGCAGAAGAGAATAATGTTAGTAATCCAGTTGCAGCTGCGACAGGTAATGTAACCAATCAGGCGGTACAGTTCCAGAACAATGGAGCACCGTCTAGGCAGCATTATGGTCCTAATATAAGCTGTAATGGGGCTACAATGACATTTTCCCCATTCTATATGGGAAACCATACAAAGCCTTGGGATATTGATGAAGATGGTATGAGAGCTTCTAGCTATACTCTAGCTGAGAACTGGGGTGGTCAGATTAATTTTATGATACCTTTAGATCGTGAAGGTCTTGACAGATGTAGGTCCATAGCTGAAAGGCAAGAAGAAAAGATGCGTCTTGATTATGAGTTAGTTAGGGTATTGAAATGTGCAGAGCTGCAAAAGAAAGGGTTTATGCTGAAGCCTAACACCCATGTTGCAGATATGTGTTATGATGTAATACCTATAGCTAAGTATGAGAAAGATAGGGAAGCATCTCTCAAAGAGTATTTTAAAGAAAAATGTACTCCTGTGAAAGGGTTTAAACTACCTTGGAAAGAGCAAGAGTACAAATGTAAAACCATTACTAAAAAAATGACATACGCTAACAAAAGTGCAAGAGAGCTTTTAGCTGAAGAACAAGCAGCTAAAGCTAAGAAAACAGCAACTAAAAAATCCACAAAAACCACTAAAGAATAATGATCCTAATTCTAAAGCCTATCCTTTTCGCATTTATAAAGTCCAAAGCAATGAAGCAGCTTGTTGTTGATTTGTTAGAAGGCTTGGCAAAATCCACAGATAACACACTTGATGATCAAGCTGTGGCACTTGTTAAAAAGAACTTACTACCTGAATAACATGGCTGGAATTAGAATACCTCCTTCATACGTCAGAGACTCTATGAAAAGGCAGATTAGAGGCGGTAAAGATTATACCATTGAAGATAAAAGGAATGTCATTAATTGGCATAAAGCTAAAGGTAAAACAAACAGCGTAAACGCATAATGACTAAAGCTAGAGCAACAGAAGCTCAGTTCAATGAGCTACATAATTTAATTACTAAGGAGTTTCTAGAGAGAATAAAAGCTGGTGAAGCCACTACTGCAGACCTTAAAGCAGCAGCTGATTGGCTGTATAA